GTAAATTGCACGAGGCGATTTCGGGTCTTTTGGTGACGCCGGAGGAGGAGGAGCGCCTGGCGCAGCGGTTGTAGCCGGCTTCGGTGCAGGCGGCTGGACAGTCAAAGCTCCGGCAGCTTTCATGATGTCCATAATTTCCCAGCGCTTTTGGGCGTCACCGTTTGCGCGTGCATCGATGGCGCTCTTTTGCTGGTCATTCAGAGACGAGAACTCTGACTCAACCATTTGAGTGAAGGTCTTTTGCAGCGCTTCGAATTGCTGAGCTTTCGCGCTCAAATCAGCAAGCTGCTTCTGGGTCCGCTCTTGTTCGGAAAGGGAAGCTGCTTCAAGCTCTGACAGTCGAGCAAGTTTTGCTTTCAGATCTTCTGGCTTTTCTACGCCGAAATCTTGAAGCAATTTCTTGCGCTCAGTCTCGCGAGCTTCACTGAGTCTGCCTGGCAACCAAGCGGGATTCTCTGGCGCCACTGGCGCAGCCGGAGGAGTTACAACCTCAAGCGGCGCGCTGTTTTCTTCAACACTCATCTGGTTTCCCTTTCACGCCGTTTTTTCGAGTGGCTAACTCGTAGGGATGTGTGCTCGATGTTCACAGCAACCGAGCAAGGCTGAATTGGCTGGTCTTATGGGCTACCAGCCGAAGACCAATCACGCCTCGGTGAAGAGCACGTAGAACGACAGGGGGCCAGCCATTGCCGGGATTGCAACGGCTCCAAGTTCGCTTCCGCCAACTTCGAAGATCGTGCAATCGACGTCTGCGGAGTTCACTACAGCGGTCTTGAAATGGTAGTGCACGCCAGCGGATGTGTTCGAGCTTTGCCCGCCCATCGCGGCAATCATCGTTACGGTCTTACCGTTCCGGCGACTGTTCTGGATTGCGTCGGCAACGTTCTGAACCTCGATGGATTCAGTTGCGCCCTGCGCGTAGGTTCCGGTGGGGGTGACGAAAACCTCGGCAACCTGTACCTTGCTTAGAGCGTCGCTCTTAATCGTTACGGCCTGTGCGACGCCAGCAGACGAGGCGTCAAAAGTGAGTTCTCCAGCCATTTTCAGCTATCTTTCTTAGTTGACTTGGCCGGTTTGTCTTCCGGCGCTTGTTCGGGTTGCGGAGCGGGCTCCGGTGATTTTGCGTTCTTACCGTTCGGCCCATCGAGCCGTTCGCCGGTTTCTTTATCAAAAGTTGCCATGATTTATTCCTTCTCGCGCGCCCTCGATGAAAACCGGAACGCCTGGATTAGTTGAACGCCACTCGTCAAAAACAGTTCTGACCGCCTTGTCCATTGATGACTGGCGCGGTCTTCGATCTCTGACTTTTGGGCGCGTCATGTAGACAATCGCGTCAACGCTGAGACCCTTGCGAAGGGTCCTAGGAACCTGAACACCTTCAAGGATGAAAGTGTCTTTCCCTGCTAGATCGCGGATGATTGCGTGCGGTACGTCGGACCACGGAAGATGCCGATAATCGTCGGTATGGAAAACAAGCCGGTCATCGACTCGGTTTGCTAACGTCGTCTTTCCCGTCTTTGGTCCGCCCATTATCACCACTCTCTTGTGGTGTTTTAGGATCGCTTTGAGGCTGCTTTCCACCGTCATCTAGCCCGAGCCTTTTCAGTTCTGCCGTTTCGCGCTCGACGGCTTTTGCTTCGTCTGCTTCGATTTCCAGCATCTCCGTTTCGACAGAATCGACTCCGAAGTCATGCGAGTTGAACTCAACGGCCGTCTCGTGGCTAATGAGCCCGCCGTCTTTTGCCTTGACGGTGGCATCGACTGACGTGCTGATTTCCTGCGAAGAGGGGTCGAAGAACTTTCCCCAGTGAGCCGTCATAATCGGATCTTGCCAGCCGCTTGCAGTTGAGAACCGCGCGAGGATACCTGCGACTTTATCAGTGCCAGGGATCGCCACCATCTGACCGCTACGAGTTGCCTCGTGCGTCATGCGCATCATCATCGAAAGAATTGGACGGAGTCCTTTGGGCCACCATGTGTGGCGGTACTCCTGAACGAGCGCAATGAGAGGCGCATGGGCAAGTGCCAGAAACCGAGCGGACATGTCTGCGCCGGTTGTTACCCTGGAGACCGTGTCCGCCATCGACGTGAGCACTACGCCCATCGTTTCAAGCACACGGCTTCGAATATCGTTAACGTGAGCAGTGCCTACTTCAAAGGCTTTGCCGCTGGTCTCTACCAGTTCGACGCTTACCTTTTCGCCCTCGTACGTCCAAACGGAATCGGGAGCGATCCTGCGAGCCTTTGGAGCTACCGCATACTCGCCACCAGAATATCCCTCAGGTCCAGCTTTGCGCCCGGTAGCGTCTGGCCCATCGCCAGGCTCAACTCCAGTCTCGACAAGCTGTGGAGCGCCTAGATAGATGATGCCCTGATGCCGCCGTGAGAGAGACATGTCGAGGGCCTCGAACTCCTCAATGAGTCCCTCGTAAAGCGACTCACCATCGACCCCTTCGCAGTGGTCGGTTTCGTTGCGAATCCAAAGGACCGGGCAGAATGAAAGGCCATGGGCTGCCACCGTAGGGGCGCCCCATTCAATGGTTTTTCCTGGGACAATCTCGACGTCTTCGTAAACGTAAACGTTCGACGTGTCCCATTCGCGCCGGAATATGTGGCGGCGCTCGCACGGTGCGCCTGATTCGTCGGCTACTTCCTTGTCGAACTGGTAGCACCAAACTAGCTTTTCGACTGGCTTGTCTGGCGACCCAGTTTGAAACTGGACGTGGCAATCTTGGGGTCGCGGAAGAGTGAGGCGGAATTTCCCGTCCTCAAGCTCAACGATAACAACGGACGTCTTGCAAGCGATCGCCTTTTTTGCGATTGCTCGCATGCCAGGTTGCACTTGCGCATGCTCGATTAGCGTCGCCGTCCACTTTTGCAGAGCTGCGGCGTCCGAATCAGAGACAGCTGGGAAAGACGAGTCCCCGTCGTTTACCTCAAACGAAATCTTTGGGAAGCGCTTCTCGCCGAAAAGAAACCGAACGACCTGCTCAGTTGCGGCCTTGGGGAGTCGGTAGATGATGCACGGCTTACGCTCACGAAGCGGGACCTCATCCTCGCCAGGCTTACGCGTGCCAGTCCACCAATCTGCTCGACCGTCGTACTGTTTGCCGAGGTAGACCTTTTCGAGCTTCTCGATTTCACGGAAACGAGCCGTGCGAGAAATCAACTCGGGCCGAGCGAATAAGTCAAGCTCGGCCATAAACGCGGATCGTTACAGCCGCACCCGCGCTAGTGCTTGTGCCTGCTACATAAACAGCTCGAATGGTTGCGCCAGGATGACCGCCAATGATTCCGCTAGCAGCAAGCGCTACTCCAGGGCTAGCGTCTGTCCCCCCGCCAACTGCTGTGATACCAGTCGCGTTTTGAGAGCGAGCTGAGTACTTCACCGCTGCGCCGCCTGAAGCGATCTGTGTAAAGTGAATCCAGTCGCGCCAGAGGTTATCCGCTAACTTGCGCTGCAAATAAACATCGAGCGTCCCTCCCGTCGCGCCAACAAGGTCCGCCTCAATATGGATCTCAGAGAACGCCGTGAGCCCGCCAATAGAGTCGCCAACGGCAGTGCTTGCAGACGAAGGACTAGTGTCCGAAATCGTGCCGATTAGTTCGTACTTACTCATCGTTGGTCGTATCGGTTGAAGTTGCGAGCCGACGGGCCAGACGGACCGAATCGGTTAAAAATTGGATACCTGAGCGCATCCATTGCGTGGTTGTTTCGATCCTCGATCGATTCAAGATACGCTTCTGAGTTTTTCGGGTCGCGCCTCCTGCGGTACACCCCGAACTCTCGGATAGTGTTCACACATCTCGGATGAACGTAAAGGCGCGACGACCTAGAGCCATCATCAAGCTCACGAATGAAGAGTCGGTCAGCCACAGCTGACACCCCGTCCTCTATCGAGTTGTCTACCTCACGGATGCGGGCGCCTGAAAACTTCTTGAACGCGCCGATGCGCGCCGGCATTGACGGGTCGCCGTAGAATCCGTGATTCGGATACGCTGAGCACCAAATGCGAGCTTTATCTATCCACCAGTTCTCAAGGCGCTCGGTCTCGTAAACCTCGTCAAGAACCCAGCAAACCGCATCTCGTCCGCTGCCCATGACGCCGATAAGGAGTAAAACTCCAGGATCCTGGTGTCCATGGTCGCATCCGATTAGAATCTCTGACCAAACCACGCCTTCTGGCGGTGTTCGGATGTGAAACTCCTCGTCAAACGGATAAACCAAACCCTCGCCCGAGTCGAA